ACGGCCGAGCAGATCTTGGAGGCCAAGTCATTCGAACGCAATATGACTCGGGACTGCAAGAGCTGTTCCTACTATCAACTGTGCTCGGCGGAAGTGCGGGGCCTTGACTCGGAATTCATCAAGAAACAGTTATTTACCGTGCGCGCTGACTAAGGTATAATACCATTTCCTATCAAACGCTACTGGAGAGCGTAATGAGCATTGCTGACAAAATCACACCAGTGAAGTCCCTGCCGAAGGTACTGTCCATGCTGGTGTATGGACGTAGTGGGACCGGAAAGACCACCTTCGCGGGATCCTTTCCGGGTCCAGTCCTCCTCCTAGATATCCGGGAGAAGGGCACCGACTCTCTGGCCAATTTGGAGAACATCGATGTGATCTCCGTGGACAAATGGAGTGAGGTCGAGGAGGTCTTCTGGTATCTGAAGGGTGAAGGCGGAAAGAAGTACAAGTCAGTGATTCTGGACCAGGTATCCTCGCTTCAGGACTTGGCCATGGAACACGCCATGGCCGAGGAGGGGAAAGACGTCATGTCCCAGCGACTCTGGGGTGTGGTGTCCGGCCTGATGAAGACTTGGCTGCTGAACTACCGAGACCTGGTAGATCAGGGAATCAACGTCCTGTTCATCGCCCATGATCGGACCAACAAAGGGGAGTCCGGGGAGGATGATGACTCCATCGACCCGCAGGTGGGCCCGCGCCTGATGCCCTCGGTGGCCGGCCTGCTGAACGGGGCGGTCAAGGCTATCGGAAACACCTATGTGAAGGAGGTGTTCCTGGAGGACAAGTCCCGTAAGGTGGAGTACTGCATGCGACTCGGCCCGCATGCATACTATACCACGAAACTTCGCAACCCCCTGGGGACTAGTTGCCCCGAGTCTTTGGTGGATCCGAAGTATGATTCCATCATGAAGTTGATGGTTGAAGGTGAAGTCAAACCGGTCCGTAGGACCATCCCTAAGTAAGGAGTAACACAACATGGTTATGCGTAAGCGTGGCGGTATTTCGGTGGACTTTTCCGGTGTAGAATCCGGGGGTCGTGCCATCCCCGATGACGACTACCTCCTGGAGGTCGTCTCCTGCGAGGAGAAAGAAGGTCGTGAGTCCGGGGCCGTCTACCTGTCCTGGAAATACAAGGTGGCTGAGGGTCAGTACAAGGGGGCCACGGTGTATGACAACACCTCACTCAGCCCTCAGGCCCTCTGGCGCTTGAAGCGTCTCCTGGAGGCCATGGGTGTTCAGGCGGACGGAAAGATGTCCCTGGACATCAACTCCTTCAAGGGCAAGCGAGTCCTGGCTCAGATCGCCAATGAGACCTACAACGGGAAGGAGAAACCCCGCGTGGTCGAGTTCCTCTTCGGAGAGGCTCCAGCGGGGGGGAGCTCCACCGGTGCTACGAACCCCTTCAAGAAGGGCTCCCGTGTCCAGTTCCAGTACGAGGGGGAGGACATGGTCGGGGTGGTCTCTTCCGTGGAGGGTGGCAAGGTCATCGTGGCCGTGACCATCGACGGGGAGGCAGAAGAGTGGGAACTCGAAGCCTCCGAGCTGAGTTTGGCTGAGTCGTAATCAACCGCGGGGGCTTCGGCCCCCTTTCACTTTGGGGAGAACCATGGATACATCCACTGCTGCTAAGCCCCCGCTCCCACTCCCTCGGGTGTATGTGGACCGTCACCGTCATACTTACCTGATGTTTCGGGACAATGAAAAAACCCGTCAGTATGTGTCAATGATAAATGGTCAGATCGAGATCATTCAGTTGACCCGAAGGGAATGGAAAGAGCTCATTCGATATAAGGAGTGCACTCCGGAACACTTTGCGGAGGTGTACCTGAAGAGCACCCAGGACATGTCACGCCAAGCCCGGGCGATTTTAAAGGGCATCCTGGGCCAGTCAGAAGATAAATTGAGCCCCACTGAATCCCCGCGTTTTCCCGAGGGGTCTATTTCCTTGCAGCAGCTATGCGAGGTTTATAACTGGAACCCTTCGAAAGTCAGAAAACAGCTCCGAAAGCTGATGAATAAGCCTGGCGGCCGATGGAACTTTACTCCAGATGAGGCTGATAAGATTGTTACCATGGTGAAAGAATGCCTACACCAAGAGAATACCAGCGATTAGCCCTGGGGTCATCCATCCCCTTCCAGTTGTTTGAGCTGTTTCTTTCTAAAATTCAATACTTAGATCCAGAGGGCTGTTGGGAGTGGACTGGCGCCAAATATCCCTCGGGGTACGGAGCCTTTGGGTGGGCCTACCATCAGGGTTTCTGTCAGCGAGCGCATAGATTTTCCTGGGAGGCCCACCATGAGCCTATTCCTCTGGGATTTCAAGTTCTGCATAGATGCGACAATCGTTCTTGCGTTAATCCCAATCACTTATTTCTAGGTGATCACACCTCAAACATGCTAGACAGAAACCGGAAAGGTAGACAGGCCAGACAACGGGGGGAGTGTCAGGGAAACCATAAACTTACCGAGGAGTTAGTGAAAAAGATCAGAGCGTCCAGTAGATCGGATAGGGAATGGGCCCGTCAACTGGGTATTTCTCATATGACCATCGGGAGGGCCCGGAAAGGAAGAACATGGAAACATCTGTAAAGTTGCGTCCCTATCAAGAAATGGCAGTGCAAGCCGCACTCCCTCATGATGGGTTTGCTCTATTTATGGAAGCCCGAACGGGCAAGACCCTCACCACCCTATGGCTATCTAGCCTCTGGGACTGTAGGCAGAACTTGGTGATCTGCCCGAAAAAGGCCATCCCCGTTTGGAAGCAGGAGATAGCCCTGATGGGCTTAGACGTAAATCAGTTCGAGATTGTCTCCTTTGAAACCTTTCGCATCCATCGACTTAAATTCCAGCAGTCCTGGGACCTAGTCATTGTGGATGAATCCCACCGTATTAAGGAGAGAAAGAGCCAGCAAACCAAAGCTGTCTGGAGCTTATCTCGCCGAGCTAAGAAACGACTGATCCTCTCTGGAAGCCCACAGGGTAACGGGATGGAGGATTATTACGCTCAGCTTAAGTTCATCCGCCCGGATCTCTTTCCCACCTGGGAGTCCTTCGAAAGGCGATACCTGATAATCAAGGATCGGTGGATCGCTGGACGTGAAGACCCATTCCCCGATATCGTGGGGTACAAGAACCAGGAGTACTTCAAAGAATTGCTGGCTTCAATCTCGTTCCGAGTTACTCGAGATGAAGTATCTAAAGTCAAGACCAGGGTCAGGAATCGCAAGTACTCCATCCCCTGGTCTTCAGAGTCCCGCTCCCTGTATGACATTTTGGACACGAAGCTATATTTCGAGGTCCAGGAGGGCCTAGTGTCAGCCGCCCATGTGTTAACTAAGGGGCTTAAACTACACCAGATCTGCGGGGGCTTTGTAAAGGATGATGAAAAGCAACTACAGGTGGTGGGTCAGGATAAACTGAATAAGCTCTGGGAGTTGATTGATGGTCCACTCCAGGGTTGCTCCATCGCCATTGTCGCTCAATATAAGGCCGAAATGGACGCTATAGCCCAGGGGCTATCAGCCCGGGGAGTTACGTTTGCCCAGGTAAGGGGAAAGCATCAATATGACCCCAAAGACCGGAGCCAAGTGACTATTCTCCACCCCAGCTCTGGAGAAGCCATTCAGCTAGCCCACCACAACCATATGATCATTTACTCCATGGGGCACAGTTACCTAAAATGGGCACAGTTCAAGGATCGTATAGTTCTGGTGGATACTCCACAGGTCATCTACCACTACCTGTTGATGCAGCAATCCATGGATGAGGTTATTTATCAAGCCGTGATCGAGAAGAAAAAGGCCTCGGAGGCCATCCTGTCCATTTACAAACAGGTAAGGCACTGATATAATGAATTCACCTGCTAAATTCTGGCAGTAGAAATAACCCTCAACCACTGGAGCACACCATGACCGAAGCCGCCCCCGTCGAAGCCCCGACCACCATCACCCTGTCCGAAATCTGCGCCGAGCTGGGCATCAAGCCCCAAGGTGCCCGAGTCAAGCTGCGCCGCAAGATGAAGGAAGCCAAGGGCGAAGGCTTCCGCTGGGCCTTCCCCATCGAACAGAAGGCCGAAATCGTTGCCCTGCTGACCGCCAAGGCCGAAGCCAAAGCCCAGGCCAAGGCCAAGGCTGAATCGGACGACGAAGACGACGAAGAAGACGAAAGCGAAGACGAGTAATCCTGCGCCGGCCAGAAGGGGAGGACATGTTCCTCCCCTCATTGTAGGAGTATTAGATGCCAGCCAATCCCGAGTCACGCTTCTGGAAACGCCTGAAGAAACTATTCGAGCGTGGACATATTGTTAGAGTAGAAAATCCAGCTAACCCCGGGACTCCGGATGTGAATGCCTGTATCGGGGGAGTGGAGTTTTGGTCAGAACAGAAACAGGTCCCGAAACTCCCTAAGTCCCCGGGCACCCCAGTCTTCACCGGCTGTTTGAAACCTGAACAAGAGCTTTGGCACGTCCTACGGAATAGGGCCGGAGGGAGGACCTTCATCTGTGGGTATGTTCAGGAGTCCGATGAGATCTTCGTGATCTCCGGAAGTCAGGCCGCGGAGTTCAATTCCATGACCATTCAACAACTCAGAGACGCCACTCTGAAAGTGGAGGAAATGTGGAAGCGTTCATGAACTGGCTGCTGGGAGGTCCCCGATGGGTCTCAAAGAGACGCCCCACAATACTTCCATGGGGCGATGAGAGCTGGAGGGAGATTCCAAGTGGCAGCTTTACTTTATCCCTGACCTCCTCAGGTCTTCCATATATTCCTCCGCTCGTCCCTGGGGCTCCTGGAGCATCCCCCAACTCACTTGGCCCAAAGGAGTGTCCCTCAGGACGTTCCGAGCGAAGTAAGTTCTCTTCCCCATAGGGGAGTTCAGGGTTTGATGAATCCCGGGGAAGTGAGAGATCAGTGCCTTAGACAGCTGAAGTGGTGACCCGATAACGGATCCCGCCGCCACCGTCTGGGCTCCCATACCAGAGGCCTGCGGATGTTCCACTCGACCCATCAGGGCCCTTCCCACGTCATCCATAGACCCCAGGGTATCCACTAGGTCCTTCCCCGTCTGGCCCATGTAGGGGTACAGGTCTTGAATAGCCCGGGGGTTGCTAAGAACGTCTCGGTAGAGTTGAGAAGGCTCTGAGTAACCCCGTGGATTCCGGCCATAAGTACCCTTAGAGGCCTTCCCATAGGGTTTATTCGTAATCACGCCGGGAACCACCACCTCCCGCCAAAAACCCCGAGCCTGATCGAACATCTCCTGGGCCTGCGGGTTCTTGGTACCCCAGGCGTCCACATCGTTCATCAAGCTCCCGTACAGGTTCTTGAGTTCCGTTCTGGCTTGACGATCCATCATTGAGGCCCCAGGGGCTCCGGCATCACGTTCCGCTCGGGACATGGCTTTCCCCACCGCGGTTTGAACCTTATGAAGGTCCGAGAAGGGGATGACCGGGGGCTTCTTTGGGTCCAGGAAAAACTGCTTGAGCAGAGTGGCCGCGTCAGGGTCAAACTCTTCCACCCTCTGAAGGATGGGGTTTTTGTCCAGCGAAGGTTGCCCCTTTACTTTTGGAGTGTATTTGGAAGCGATGTCCGAAACCCTAGCAGTGGCCAGCCCAGTCTTTACCCCGGGCAGGTTGTTCTGGACAATATAAGCATCCAAATCATTCCACATGGAAGAACCCACTTGCTGGAGGTTCTTTCCAGCTTCCTCAATAGCCTCTCGAATCTTCTCCCCCTCCAGAGTCCGCGTCTCCGTGGACCTCCCGGATCTGGACGGAATGGCTACATCTTTCTTGGCGGCCTCTGTGAATTCTCGAATCTGGCGCTCCACCGTCCGAGGATACCCGGGGAGAGACCGCTCGAATCCGGCCAGCGGACCCGATGGATCCAGGGAGGCGATGTCCCGCTTAACTCCAATGCGCTTAGCCGCCTCATCCAACTCCATGGCTTTAGCGCCCTCCGGAGTAAACCGCCCCGTGGAGGCGCCCAGGGCACGACCTATGGCTGACATAGGCAGCCCCACGGCCGCCGTGGTTCCAGCAGCCTCACCCGCCTGCACCGCCCGTGTCCCCAATTCTGATCCGGCACCCCCCACGGGTTTCTGGGTAGGTGAGAGAAACCCCCCCACACCAGCACCCAGGATCTGGGCTCCCAGGCGAGCGGGGAGAGCCATGGACATCCCAGCTTTCCCTGTGAAGTATCCCAGCTTCCCCGCGGTGGTTTCACCCACGGCTCGCTCCATAGCCTGACGCTCGGCTTTTTGGCGGTTGTACTCTTGCATCTGCTCAGGGGGGCCAGACCATACCGCTCTGGCGAGGTCCTCTGGACCCTGGACGAGTGGGTCCAGGAGGGACTGCTCCAGACCCCTCCGATAAAGTTCCCATCCACCCATGCCCTGGGTAAGAGGGCTAGGTTCCTGAGCTCTTCGTTCGGTCTCGACCCGCTGAGCGGCTTGAACCGCTGGGGACAGAATCATCTGACGCAGTTCGGCTTCAGAAAGGTCAGGGTTCCGAATGTACTCCAGGAACTCCTCGTCGGACATCTGGTTCGGATCCATTATTGAGCTCCACGTTCCTGATTGCCGAATTGCAGCATAACGCGATCGGAAAGGCGTTTCATCTTAGCCATCTCCTCAAGCATCACCCGCTCCTTGCGCTTATACCATCCCGGAGTAAGCATCTCGTTGTTCTGAGCCGCGAAAGCGGAGCCCTCATCGGCAATCCGCTGGTTGGACAGAGCCACTTCCTTCATAAACCTGACCAGAGCCTGCCGGCCCTCGTTGGTCAAGCTCAGGGTGGGACCCATGCTCTGCAACAGCTGAACTTCAAAGTTCGACACTGCGCCCGGGAGGAGGTTAGTACCATCCGAAGTGCGCTGAGCCAAAACCATCTTCTGAGCCACAGCATTCGCCAAGTCGGCCGGGCCGGTAGTGTCACCCACGTCCACTCCGAAGGTCTGGAAACCCGACCGGATCTTTTGAAGCAACGGCCCCAATTCACCTTCTGGAAGGTTAGGGTTGGAATACAGGTTCTCGAGCAAATTCAGCTGGTTGACCATGCTAGCGTTCGTCCCGAACAGAGTGTTCAGGTTCTCACGCTCCTTGAACAGGGCCTTCCCTTCCTCTCCACCGTAGGCCTGCTTATACTGCTCGGACCGCTTATCGCGAAGAGGCGGGGAGGGAACCCCAGAGGCCTCCTGAGACCCGGACGGGGCCTGAGAAGCCTCCAGAGCACGTAGTGCCGCAGCTCGATCGGGCTCCTGAAGAGTCTCTAGCTCGGCCCGAACGGATTCCGGAGTTCCTCTCATGTTCAGCGAGGGCAGATTTGCCGAAGGCGAGTCGAACTTCACTCGTGGCTCATTGAAGGCCTGAGGCCATTGCTCCTGAGCTGGAGCCCGAGTTGACTGAGAAGGTGCTTCAGCACTGGAGGGCCCCGGAAGTGCGGACGCCTTCATCGGAAGACTTCCACCTCGGGGACCCAAAGGCCGGATGGCAAAATTCTGCAGGTA